ATCATGGAATGAAAGCTATGCAATGGAAGCCACCGCAGCAGGAATGATATATCAGTATGGTAGTGAAAGGTTTGAATTTAGAATTATAAGCGGTAATCCGTATATTGTTATTGACGGAACACAGTATCAATTAACAATTGGTGGAGGATCTCCTTCAGATGGTGGTGGTGATCCAGGCTCAGGCCCAGCCCCAGCTCCAGCCCCATCAGGTGGTGGTGGTACTACATGCACCCCAGGAACCGTACTAAATGGATCATGTTGTGGACTTGGCCCATGCTTTAGCTATACAACAACATACGCTGATTGTTCAACGGATACTTATTGTGACGGACCAAACTGTGAACAGTGTGGTATAATACTAGTCTAATACCTTTGGGAGAAACCAATGCCAAAAAAAGATGACTTTGAATATTTTGCTTTTGTTGTAGAAAATGAAGTTGCTGTTGTAATACCAATTAATAAGCATAATTTACCAGACTGGGTTGCAGCTCTTTCATCTGATCCAAAAGTTATTAAATTAGAAGATAGTCAAAAAGATGTTGTTGTTTCTGGATGGAATTTTGACGGGGAAAGTTTTTCTTTACCAGCAGAAAACTAAAATATGTCTAAAATTAACGGTATTAACAACGCAGTACAAACACATTCTAACGTAGAAGATTCTATTATTGAAGAATCTAATATAGATGTTAATATGATTATTTCAGTTTTTCAAGAAAAATTAAGTCAATTAATGACCGAGATAGTCATCAAAGATGCTACAATAAGACAGCAAGCTAATTTAATAAATAAGCTAAAAGGAAATAAATAAAATGAGTGAAACAACACCTGAGCAAGTAGAAAATACTATTGCAAAACAATTTAAAATTGAAATAAGCATTTCTGAACAAAATCTATCTTATAAGAGTGATTTTTCTGAGCCAGAGACAATTTTTTGGATTGAATCTGTCAAAAATATTATCTTGAATAAGACATTTGACGGAATTAAACAGGAAAGCTGATTTAATCTTTATAAAGGGCTACTATTAAATAGTATCCCTTTATATTTGGAGCCCATTTAATGGCAATCAGAAAATATTTTACCTTTCAAAATAACTTTAAAAAAAACGATGTCCCTGCCCTAGAAATTAAAGCCGAAGACGTAAAAACTCTAAGCAAAAGTTTTAGGGTAGCATCGCTTGCTTTAGGCTATCAAGGAACAAATTACTTCTATACTGGTAGAAGTAATTTTGAGCCATCTCCTTATGATTTTGATAGAATAATTCAAGCTGTTGATACTGACTCGTATGTTAAACAGGCTGTTTCAAAATACAAAGACCTCTTCTGGAAAGAGGGATGGAAAATTGTAGGCGAAAATCAAGAAGCAGTAGCATATCTTTATCAAAGAATAGACTATATGGAAATGGCTATGAAAAGACCATTTCTTGAATTTCTTATTGATCTATCTGATCAGCTAATAAAATTTTCTAATGTTTTTGCTGTTAGAGCAAGAGGAGAATTGTCTGAATTCTTTCCCACAAAACTTGCTCCCATCAATGCAACACAACCGATTGTAGGATATTACCTAATCCCCACTGAGCAAGTAAGAATTTTGCGTGATAAATATAATAGACCAAAATCGTACATGCAACAAACAGACCCTATGACCTATGCACCAACAGACAGAGATCCTGTTTGGAGTGCAGATAGAGTTATACATTTATTTTTTGATAGAAAACCTGGTAGAGCTTTTGGTACACCGTTTTTATCAAATAGTCTTGATGATATAGTTGCGCTTAGACAAATGGAAGAAGATATTCAGAACTTAGTCCATAGAGAATTGTTCCCACTATATAAATATATAATTGGTACAGCAGATCAGCCAGCAGATCCAGAAGAAATAGATAAAGCAGCAGCAGAAATAGAAAATCTTAGAGCTGAAGGTGGTTTGATTTTACCATACAGACATGACGTTGATGTTATCGGATCAGCACAAGAAGCACTTGACGCATCTGCGTACATAGAGCACTTCAAGGAAAGAGTAGCTATTGGCTTAGGCGTAGCTCCACATCATTTAGGTATGACGATGAATGGTGGCAATAGATCTATGTCAGAAAGATTAGATACTGCACTATACGATAGAATTAAGCAGTTTCAAAAACAATTTGCAGAAATGATAAGACTTCATATATTTAATGAATTGTTATTTGAAGGTGGTTTTGATCCAATTAAGAATCCATTAGAAACTGATATTTCAGATCGTTGTTATTTTAAGTTTAACGAAATTGATGTTGACACTCAAGTCAAAAAAGAAACTCATATTATTCAAAAATACGTCAATTCAGTAATAACTCTTACTGAAGCAAGAACTGAACTTGGGATTGATCCTGAAGTAGATCAAGAAGATTTATTCGCAGGAATTCAAAGCGCTATGCAAAAAGATTTGATTGACGCACAACAATCAGCACAGGATGCAACAAGTGATAAACAAGCTTCTGCAGGACCAGGGCAAAGAAATTTGCCATCAAAAAGAAAAGGCGTTGGCAACGCAACTAGACCGCAAAATCAAAATGGTAGAAGAACATCTCCAAATATAAAAAGGTCAGATCCGACTTGGATAACTACTGTTGAAAATTTGCTAGAAGAACAATATAATGTTAAGATAGAAGAATCAGAAAATCTAAAAAAAGATGAGGAAAAGTAATGGCATTCATGCTTACGTCAGATGTATCAAAGCAGTATCTTCTTGAGGAAGATGCAATTAAAGGTTTTAGAATGGCTGTTGAGAATGGACAGTCAAGATTAGCTTTACAAATTTTAACAGACATTGTTGATTTTTTTATGGATGTTATTTCTACAGCAATTGATGATTCAGAAGAATCAGAAGAATTAGAGCAAGCAACTCAGTTAGAAGTTCCTAGTCTTAAAAAAGAAGAGGCAGTAGTTAAGGAAAAGGAAATTGTTTCTGAAGAAAAAGATTCAACGTCAAAAAATTCTTCAAAGAAAGAAACAAAGCCAACTGAAGAAAAATGAAATTAATAATTGGTTGTCCAATTTATAAAAGAGACTGGATATTTCCAGCATGGGCTGCTGCAATAGAAAGACAGTCAGTTAACATATCAGATATTGGTTTTGTTTTTATCACGTCATCTAACGACGAAAAAACTATCAAGTGTATTGATGTTTGGAAAAATATTCATCCAGAAATTCCATTAATTGAAACAATATCAAAAGACGATGTCGCACATCACGAACATGCGGAAAATTCCCGTCAATGGACAATGTCCAAATATCATAATATGATTTCTCTTAGAAATACTCTTTTAAATAGAGTTAGAGAAATTCAACCTGATTATTTTTTTAGTCTTGATTCGGATATTCTTTTGCAAAATCCTATGACTATTGAATTATTAGTATCTCATATAAAAGATGGAGCAGATGCAGTAAGTCCATTAATGTTTATGACTCCATTTGATATCCAATTTCCAAGTGTAATGAACTGGGTTGATAACCCAGGAGAAAAAGCAAGAAGACTTAGTCAATACCCATTGGGAACTTATTTTAAGGCAGATATTATTATGGCTGCAAAAATGATGTCAAAAGATGTTTACAATAATGTGGATTATATTTTCCATAGTCAAGGAGAAGATCTAGGATGGTGTGCAAACGCTAATAAAAAAGGCTTTAATAACCTATATAGCGCTTCTTATATATACGCTCCTCACATAATGCACCCGCAGATGTTAAAAGAGTATTTTAAAAATGGAGATAAAAGATATTTTAGTGTAGTTGAAAACTTGACAAAAATATGATATCTTTATATAAAATTGTTTAATGTTATAAAAGTAACATTTACTATAGTTACAGATAAGTAAAAAACGGAGATTTTAATGGCTTTTGATTTTGTAGAAACTTTCAGGGTAGAAATGCCTGATTTTTCTGAAGTTGATATTAATTTTTCAGAATCAACAAATTCATCTAAAGGTTTAATAATTGAAGTAGCCGCTATTCACGAGCGGACTAACAGCTAATTATAATAACTACTCTTCAAAAGCACTTGAAGAAGCATTGCAATCTTGGGTTGAACCATACCCAAAACCAATTATTTTAAACCATGATCTTAACTCTGAACCAATCGGTAGGGTCATGGCAGCGAAAATGGATAAAGAATCAGATGGTTCTTCTTTTGTTCGTCTTCAGATAGCAATCACAGATCCAGTTGCAATTGAAAAAGTTCTTGACAGGCGTTACCTTACTGGCTCAGTTGGTGGAAGAGCAGGAAAAGCCATTTGCTCTATATCTGGACAAGACCTTGCTGCAGAAGGAGAGGGTGGAAGACCAACTCTTCCAAAATATAGACGAGGTCAAGTCTATAAAGGCAAGCTAGCTTTTGTTGATATGCAAGACATTTCATTTAAAGAATATTCTTTTGTTAACCAACCAGCAGACTCAAAGTCTGGTGTAAGAAGTAAAAAGACAGTTGATGGAGATCTTAAAGTACAAGATTCTTCAGATGACTGGGTAGCAAAGAGTTCAGCTTTTGTATTAAGCATGGATGAAGAAGATATTTATTCGGTGACCGAACATAAGTCAATTCTTAAGCATTTAAAAACAAAAGAATCAAAACCGCTCTATCTTCAAGTAAAAGGTTCATTCTTGACAGCTATGGCTATTCAAGAGAGTGAAAATTACAAATACAATGAAGCTTCATTACTATCTAATGGAGAAATTAAAGATAATACTGAGTCTCAGGAGAATGAAACAATGGAGAATGCAGAAAAACAAGAAGACATCCTTGCAGTTGCTGAAGAACTCAGCAATTCTTTGTCTTCTATAGCTTCAGAGGCAGCAGAAGAAACTGCGCCAACTCAAGAAGAGCCAAAAGAAGAAGTATCAGAGCAGCCTGCTGCAGAAGAGCAAGCAGAGCCAGCACAAGAAGAGATCTCCAACGACAATTCAGAGAAAGCAGATGAACAGGCTGATGAAGCTGTTGATTCTGAAGAAGCTGAAAAGCCAGAAGAGAAGTCTGAGGACGTTCAGACTGAGCCTCAAGAAAAGGCCGAAGAAGAGGATTCACTCAATGGTGAAGATACAGTAGCCACTGAGTCCGAAGACTCTGAAGTACTCGCAAGAGTAAAGGCCCTTGAAGAGGAGAACGCAAAGCTCAAAAAAGCCCTACACAATACTCTTGTTGAAAGAGTAGTAGATGCAAAAATTGCAGTAGGCGTTGAGTCAGTAGAAAATAGAGATAAAGCAATTGAAGAGCATGCATCACGCACAGCATCTTCTCTAGCAGATTCACTAAGAGATTTGGCACGTATGCCCCAAGCTACACAAGCAAGAGGCGAAATGCCAGAAATTACTTCTGAAACAGAAGTTGTTGAGGGTGAAGAAAATGTAATTACCCTTGACTCTAAAGCAGAAGAAGTAAAGGCTGATCCAAAGCAAACAGCAGAGCAGCTTTTCGTAGATGCGCTTATGGGTCGCCGTAAGCTCTAAGAAAAAACACTTTAAGGAGATAATGAAATGTCTTTAGCTAAATTTCGTAAGGTAGGAACAAAGACAGGTGCAGGTCGCCTAGTAGTTTCTGAGGGTATTGCCCCAGCAGCTTACTTGCTTCCAGCAGCCGGTCTACCAACATGGTACCTTGACAGTGAAGATGATCGTTTTGAAATCGTCATTCCAAAGGGAACCATTCTTTCAGTAGTGGCAAATGCATCAACAGGTGACGCAGAAGTTGCACCAGCAAACGGTACAGGTTCATCAGTTACTTGGGGTGACTCAATGCCATCATCATGGGACCCAATGGATGGTGCAACACCATCATACAGCTCAGGCGCAACTGACACAGTAGTTGTTGCTGCAAGATCAGTACCAGTAGGTGTTGCTCAGTACGACCTCTATCGTCCATTCGATAAAGGTACATCACAGGGTGCAGGTTTCATCACTCATGGATATGTTGAATATCCAATGGTTGATGGTATCAATGCGGACGTAACAGTTGGATCAGTTGTTAGAGCTGACCACATGGGCCGTCCGGTTAAGGCAGCTGCAGCTGACTTCTATAATTCATCTGCAGTCTATTCTTACCT